CCACAGTTGTTGCCGGGGCTGGACGGTTCCATTATTATAATTCTTCCTTGATTGGATGGCTGTATTCCCACCCAGTGATCCTTCGACCATGACTCCAATGCGGTAAGGATCCATCCCATGAGCAGTGATGACTTCATCCCGGTTATCCACCCGGTACATCCTGAAACTGGCTTCCTTGGTCTCCACGCTTAATTGTTTGAACTCTACATTAACCTTGGACTCCGTGGATAAACCATCCCGACTCGGTATACTAATAACCATAGTACTATGCGGATTAGATTGGATAGTTTGAAGCTGCTCTTGCAAGGCTTCCTCTAATGCTGTAAGGCCGGTGGTTTTATCCCGATCCCCTTCCTCAAAATCACCAGTTATAGTGATGGCATAGGTTGGGATCCCATAGTTCTGGAAGAAACTGACATTATACTCAGCGGATGCTTGATCCCCATACATCGCAGGGATAGCGGGGATGTAATCAGGGAAACCATAATAATCGCTCCGGGCTGTGGGGTTGGTTAGGTAGATGACCTCGTTGGCCCGTTCTCCCAGACTCTCCGGAGATAAAGCTTCACCAGTTTCCCGGTTAATCTCACCCTCAGTTCCGGCGAGTTTAAACCAATTCTTCAAACCTCCCCTTTGTTGGAGGAACTTAGTCCGGCTTTTATGGACCCGCATCGTATGGGCCGGGAGGTGAATGGCTTCTTTATACTCCGCATCGGGGTTATCATTATAACGGACTAATTCGACAAAGGCATATCCTAATTCCTTAAAGTCCTGGTGACACCGCTTCCATAAATCAATCGGTAGACTGTCGAAGAATGTCTTCAGTCGCTGACGGTTAACCTTGGATCCTTTCCCTTCCTCTGTGGCTTGGATACTATACCCGCCACCACCTACGTCTAGGGCTTCTTGTTTACAGCACCGGGCATGGTAAGTGTTGACTTCGGTTAGGGTGATTAGTGCATTAGGATTATATGGGGGTGGTACCAGTCCATATTCTCCGTAGGTTCCGGTGAATGTGTCTTCCGGTACTTGTTGCGATCCACCCTGGGGGGTGTTCTTTATTGCGTATCGTTCTAGGAGGCCGGGCTTCACTATCATCCCCTTGTTGGTGAGTAGGCGGCTCCGTGCCCTTTTATTCCTGTTTGTCATATTCGTTTTTTCCTCCGGCCTGTGCCTAGTAATGTACTCCTCACCATCCTCTTATTAGAGGGTCTGCGTAGTTTTATAAAGCCATAAGCTATTGCGTCAATTATATCATCATGTACCATGTCTGGAAAGCCCCGGAACTCGTCATTAACAGCTTCTAATAATTCCGGGTCACGTATATCTAGGAAAAAGATTTCATCAAGTATTCCATTGCGGAGGGGTGTGGCTCGGTCTGGTTTGGATTTAATCGCCATGCTCCGGTACACCCGATAGCCCCGTAGTTGTTCACGCCATTCCTCAAATAAAAGGTCCCCTGCTGCTGCGACTCCCGGTTCTATAAGTATAATCCTGTCGTGGCCGTCTTTTGCTGCTGTGTCCAGGATGGTTTGTTTGGTCTGGCTACCAAAACGGCCCCGGACAATGTTAGTAACCCCAATCCTCCCTTGGTTGGTTCGGACCATTAATGCCCCGACGGTGTAGTCACTGTGGAGTGTGTCACCCTTTGAAATATCCCAGGTCCGGAGGCTTTGTTCTACTTCCTCCCCGGGTTGTAGGGGGCCGTATTGGATTTTGTCTATATCAAAGAAGTCGCTGGTTTCATCGAGTGGTTGTTGCTGCCAGATAGATGAGAATAATCGGGGGCCTACTGTTTCCAGTTTGCTGTTTAATATTTCAGGGGTGTATTGTTCCGGCCATAAAGCCGAACCATCATCTTTAATGGCAGGGTAGGTTATGAATAAGAAATCATCACTTAATTTGTCCTGGAGATAGCCGATCAAGTCCCGGCTATGCCACCGGGTGTGTAATACGAGGAGGCGGGTTTGGGGTTCAATCCGCTGGATTATGATACGGAGGAACCAGTTAATCTTCTTCATCAAGGCAGATGGTGTGAACTCATCCTCCTCCCCCTTATAAGGGTCGTCCACGATAATGTAATCTGCATCTTGACCTGTAATTGATCCACTACTCCCAGTTAATCGTATGCTGCCATTGTATAATTCACCGTCCCGGTCACAGAACTTTAGATGGGTGGATGAGTGCTTAACATCAGATAGGTAGAGGTTGAATTGCTCCCCATGTTGTTTTATGAGTTCTCGGAGGTCTATCCCGAACTTTTCGGCCAATTCCTTAGTGTTACTCACGATTAGGATATTTAGGTCGGGGTTCTGGAATATCAACCACAAAGGGTAGGCAATCGTAATCATCGAAGATTTACTGTGCCGGGGGGGCATCGACACAGCCAGGTGACGGGGTAACTCCCCAAGTGATAAGGCCATGAGGTGCCGGCTTAGTTCCTTAATATGCCCCGCCGGTTTGGCCCCGGTCTTGAATTGGGGGATAGTAACAAAATAACGATAAAATAGGTACAAATCATTAAGGAACAAGGCATCAGTCTGTGGTTCCAATGTTATAATCCTCTTCACTAAGTATCTGCTGCTGGATGGATGGGTCGAATATTATCTTAGTAGTTATGGCTCCCTCTACTTTGGATTTAACATCCGCTTTCATATCCACCCTTTGTGTACGTCCAAACTCTGAGGGATACATTCTTTCTAGGAGCCATGCGAGGGCTTGCCAGTTCTTTTTACCATGCTCTTGGATGCCTTGGATTAGGGTTTTTTTCCCTTCTTCTTGGGCTTTTTTTACAGCGTCAAAAAAGTCAAAGTATTTTCCGCTTTGGGTTTTGGATTCTTCGCCTTTTTTTAGCCAGTTGTAGTATGTTTGTTTGGTTATGCCGTTGTGTTGTGCTGCGTATTGTTGGGTGTTGCCTTCTCTGAGGTCTTGGCAGATGGCTTCGCAGAGTTCTTCGGTGAGTTTGCTACGTGCCATAAGTTATCACTTTATTAATTTTTAGTATTATATTTTGGTTAAAAGTAGGAAAATGCGGGGATTTATCTGAATGAGTAATACTTATTTGTCTTCACTTACCAAGTCGCTGAGTATCTGATAAAAGAGGTGGTGTCTTTTCTTCAATTCCATTAGTCCTATTTCATGGTCTTGGTGGGTTACTTGGCAATTACTTACGGGGGGACCTTGGTGATGTGTACTATTTGCGTCCACTTAACCACCTCAGGAACTGTTTAATGTAGTAGATGAGCATATCCCAAAACGTGGATTCAATTACGGGTTCAGGGCTTGGCTCCGGGTCTACTGGTACGGGTGCTGGTTCCAAGTATTCCCTGGTGAGTATGCACCAAAAGTCATCAGCCAAACCATCCAGGACGTACTGGTAGGGTAACCAGCCATACCCGTACTCACCCCAGGTGGTGCCCCAACTATTCCTTATGAGTAGGGCTCCGGTGGTGGTGGATCCATTGCGGTGGTTAGTTATCACCTTATCATCATCATAACCCAC